ATAAAGAAAACTACGAGCGGTCGATAACACCCATCGAAACCATTCTGGAATCGAGACAGGCGAAACCAACTTCCTCCCAACCAAAGAAGCCTTGCTTCTGTTGGCGTAGAAGAGTCGGATCGTCATGCGCTTCGTATTCCTTTCTAATAGGCATTACGAGGGAGTCATTGACGGACATGTCGAAGCCGTAGACCTGAGTCTCACCGGCAGTGGTTACGTTACCGTTAGCATCAACAACGTTCTCGTTTACAGGGTTGTAGTTGTTGAACAAGCCCGAACCATTTACCTGGAAAATACCGAAGGTAGTGGCGTTAGAGTTGATGTTGTACTTACCGGTAGAACCCAGCTGGAATACTTCGTGCAGATTGATGTTCCAAATTCGACCCATACCAGAAGCGGTGAAAATCTCGCGGCGGGTAATAGGATCTACCTCGGTATCAGTCCACTCACGGATATCCGCAGCGTCTTCAGGAGAGATATATAGGTCGGTCAGCGATCGACGGGTGCGCTTCATGCCTACAAGCATCAGGTTGATGAGTTCCTTGGAAAGGAACTTCTCACCGGTAGAACCAGTTGGTACCTGATAGATAGGAGCATTTCGGGCGCCAAGCAAACCCTGTCCAGAGAAGTTAGTAGACGCAGCAGGCACAATTACGCGCCAACCGGACTCTTCTTCAAAGTCAGCGATCGCTCGAGCGGCGTTCCGAGCAGCGCGCTCCGGGATGTCGATTCGGGAGTCTCGGGCATAGGTTACCTTCCAGTCCGCAGATACGGAAATGGAGAAGGTAGGAACATATACTTCCTCACCCACGCCTTCGACAAAGTTCTGAGCAATGTATCCGAGGCCGGGCAGAACGAATACCGGTACCTCGAAATCGTCAGCGACTGGGTAAACAGCCTGAGCACCAGGAGCGAGTCGCTCAACAGCGAAAAGCTGTCTCATGATAGACGCATCACGAATCTCCTGGAGAATTGGTACAGTCAGAGCCTGAGCAAACGCTTTGTAAGCCTCCATACCCTCAGGGGTATCGATGGCCGCAGTAGCTTTGAACAGCTCCGCGAGTTTGTTTCTATCCATGTTGATAGATACCTCCTTTGGTTAGATTAGTAGCTTAACGCGTAGCTTCTGTCCGGCTGCCACAGCAGCGGCGGCCAGAGTATTCTGACAAACAGCAATAACAGTGGCGTTAACTTCGTTAACACCAGTTGGGGTCACAACACCAGCAGCACCGGTAGTAAGTCTAGTACCGGCAGTGTAAGTGGTAGCTGTGTTATAGTGGGTCGTATCGTAGAGACCAAGATGCGCAACACCAACGGGATCACCCGTAAAGGCGTCAGAGCTACCCAAATCACCTGGAAGTCGGAATCCAGTTGGATGGGCAGAAGATTCAGCCTTCACGCTCTGCATTAGGAACCCGTAAGGCGCAGTATTGGTACCAGTAACAACCGCAACTAGTTCATCCCCAGAAAGATACACGACAGAGCCGGCAGTCGCAGTCGAGCCCGCAGCCGAATCATGGGCTAGGAACTGGTTCTGCATAACCGGGTCACGTGGAATGAACACCATGGGATGTTACCTCCTTACTGAGATTTCTTCTCTCCACGCTTTTCAGCGTAGCGGTCAACCCATGCTTGGGCTATTTCTTCTTTCAAGCTCGCAGGAGCCTGAATGTTCTGATTTACAGAGCGCGCAATAGCCTCACCTAGAGAGAGTTTGGTGGAAGCAGCTTCTTTAGCAGGGGTCTCTTCCGTTACCGGAGTTTCCTCTACTACTTCGTCAGACTTCTCCTTTTCCTTCTTTTCCATGATCTTCATCATGAAGGGTGGCAATTTCTTCATCTTTCGGTTCTTCGAAACTTCAGCCATTTTAGCTGCAACTTCGCTTACCAAAGATACGCACTTTGCATCAGATGGATCGCAACCTAGGCTCTTGGCAATCTCACTGAGTTCATCAGAAGATAGTTCAATGGCCTCTGGATCGATCTCTTCTACTTCTTCCGAAGTAGGCGCATACTTGCTTCTTAGGGCAGT